GCTGCATCCGTGTCAATAACTGCCTGCTGTAAGTCCTGGGACTGCTCAGGAGACTCTCCTCCAGCTTGAGCTATCTTGGTTCTTATACCCAGAATAGTTTTAGCATACTTCTCTTGTTCTGCTAACAGTGCGTTGGCACGGGTAATACCCGCTTGTTCGGTATCGTATAGGTATTTAGTGGCGTTAAATTCGTCTTGCGATATTTTTCCACGCTCTAAGTCTTGTGCTAGTTGAGCTTGTTTTAATTGCAAAGTATCATCTTGCTGCTGTAAACCCAGAGTTTGGTCTGCAAAATATTGTTTGTAAATTGTGCTAGCTTTAGTTAAGTTTTCTACTTCTTCTGCAGAAGCTAATGCTCTAGAGGTTACCTGGTCTGTAGTTAACCTGGCGTTTTCAAGATTAGCTTTAGCGGTAGCCATATTTTCAGAACTTTTACGTAATTGTTCTATACTACCCTTTGCTACAGGGTTTAGCATTGCCTGATCTTGAGATATACTTGCTTTACGAATATCTGCTGCAGGGATTAGCATTGCCTGACCTTGGGATATGCCTGCCCTTTGAGCCTCATATTCTGTTGCGCTTAGTTCTGGTTTTCTAAACTCTAGATCTTTCAACATTTTATCATACTGAGCTTTAGCTGCGTTCATTTCCGCATCTACAAATTTAAACTCTGCACTTAGCTTGATATTTTCTGCTCTACCCCTGGACTCGGCCGCCCGTTGCTGTGCACTGGCTATAGCTTGTGCGCCAGGTAAAGCTGCCTGTACTGCTGCACGCACATCCGGCGTATTAGCAGTTTTTAACATATTAGCTAGCTCGCCTAAAGTTTTACCTGGAATTGCTTTTGCTACTTCTAGCGTGCGGAAAGCCCTGTCTAACTCTGTGTCTTGAACTCTAGCAGATAATTCATCTTTTGCTCCAGTTTTTGCCATTGAAGATGCTAACTTATCAACATACGTTTGCTCCATTATAGCTAAGCGTAAATTATCATTGGCTTGTATTAAAGCTACCTGTGATCTTAGTGTATCTTCTTCTAGTTTAATACTTCGTAGTTCTATGTCTCTTTCTGCAGCAATTCTTGCACGCGGATCAACTATACCTTGAAGATTAGTTTTCTCGATTTCTAATCTAGCTTTTTGTGCTGCGGAGGTTAATCCAGCTTGAAACTGCTCAATATTTCTTAGCAGGGCAGCACCTAGGGACTTCTGAAAGGTTTCTTCTAATCCAACTAGTTTAGATCTTACATTTTCTTCGATAGTTTTTTGATACTCTCTGGCTTTAGCTATTAGGGTGTCATATTTGGTAATAGCATCTCGCAGTATGGGGGCGTAAGGACTATTAGCAACAATACTGTCTAATTTTTGCTGCGTTTGTAACCTACCGTCTTCTAGTGCGCGTATATTAACTAAACCATTTGCTAATTCATCATTTGCTTGTTTTAGGCTAGAGGCTGTTGCTAATAGCTCTTTTGCGTTTTCTATAGGAAGTAGTTGCAGGAATCTGGTATCTGTTGCTCCTGCTGTTAGTAGTGCTAGTTTTCCGGGTAGGTCTGCTGAAT